CTCATATCCATCTCTTATTAGTTTTTTTACTTTATTTGCCACCTCTCCTGCTTCACCGGCAAGGCCTAACGCTGGATATAAAATCTTGTGTTGCTTGTCGTAGATAGCCGTACTTTTGGCCATTTCTTGGTACTCGTTGAAATTCATTTGTATTTATCTCCCTACATCATTTAAGTATTTCTTTTTACAATCTTCCCAGCTCATATAGATAATATCATCATAGAAATGGGTTTCTGTAGAAACTCGGCCTTGCTTTTTCAAGGACGCTAATCTTTTCTTAGCATACTTGTTCTTCCATAATTCGGTCAAGGCACCAACCGAATTGTCAAATTTTCTTACTAATTTGTCTTTTGTAATTTCTTCTCTTAAAAACTCATTAGTGTTCTCATATAATTCGCCAAAGTAAATACCTCTAGCGTGTTCTGATTTAATTAGTTTCTTATCAATCTTTAACTGATTGTAAGTAAATGTATGTGACCTATTTCTATGGTCTCTTTTATGTGGTTGGCCACTATCTTTCTTTGCAACATACCATTCAAAGTATTTGTATGTGTGATTTTTCATTAACCACTGTTGTATCATTTTTCTAGTAGGTTTAAGTGGTTCATAAGACACCGAACCGGCAGTCCAACCCATTTTCTTCCAATGTTTTAGTCCGTCATACTGAGATAATGGTATCTGTTTTGTCTTACCATATAAAGATGTTGTTGTAACACCTACTAACTTATCGGTATATTGGTCTTCCCAGGTCTTCTCAACTGTGTCTGATAGGCATAAAAGTGCCAGTAGTTTGCCACCTACTAAGTTATAACCTAGAGGTTGTATTGGTACAATTGTACTACCGATACAAGTATGATTAATCATTCGTTGAGTTTTAGCTTCTCGTTCCCAACCAATGTAATTATCTCGTGGAGTTAAATCTAAGAAATCTGAGGACATACAAGTAACACCAAGGTACTTGCTTGTTTTCTTATCTCTAATTAGAAAGTTTAGATTACGGCCAATGTTACTATTGTTTTTCATAGTGGAAAGGAAAGTTCTCATTCCATTCCATATGGCACTTTGACCTGCATTTGTAATAGAAGTTAATTCTTGTTCACCACCTGTATAGATTAGTTCAGGTTCTAAATCAATGTATTCTTCGGGGTCTTCAGGTAACCAGAAATTATTTTTAATTTCGTTAAGTAATGCACCTTGTGTTTGGTCTTTTAAAGTTGGCGTATCATCAAAGAAACTGTTTACTTCTACTGTAGGATACTTGTCGTGTACCTCACACCATTTTTGATAGAGTGTGTACTCTTTCACATCCATAGCAGAAACAAAGGACAAATCTTTGATTAGTGCCTCTTTCAATTCATCTGTATTAATATCAGGCATTTTATCAACAGGATTTTCCTCAGACCAAGCATTCCACTGGTCGTCAATAGTCATACCTTTTTTCCACGAATAAGTCATAATATAGATAATACTCTAGTTAGTTAAAATTGTCAAGCCTGGTTTTCTTTTTGGCGTTTTCTTAATTGTTTCATCATTTTTTCGCCCTTTTCTTTTGCTCTTTGTAATCTAAATTTAGATACCAATTCTGTAAACACTCGACCTTGCATATGGTCGTATTCGTGTAAACAAACTCTGGCCATCATACCTTTTAAATGTGCCTCTTGTTGTTTGCCTTCGGTATCTGTATAAGTCATTACACATTCTTTTGGTCGTTTTACATCTAAGAATATAAAAGGAAAAGATAAACAACCCTCTTTCATAGCAACCATTTCGTCACTAGCTGATTTGATTTCTGGATTATACATTGCAATTGATAAACCATTTTCTATTTGTGGATGACCACCTGCAACAAACATTCTGTATGGTAAACCTACTTGATTGGCTGATAGACCTAAACCACCATATCTTTTCATTGCCATAAACATAGCATCTGTTAATTCTGTTCTATCTTTGAAGTCGTTTTCTTTCAACGCCTCATCTGTAAAAGGTGCAATCATAGAAAGCACTCTTGGATCCGTAGGTGGTATTAGTTTAAGTTCCTTAGACATTCTGTAACCTCGTAAAGTTTTGTACTTTCTCATACTTAATAATATTGGTAAACTTATCAAATAAAATATCACCTTTGTGTGATATAATAAAGATATTTTCTTTTGATAGGTTCTTAATGATTTTAAAGAAATCATCTGTGCCAGAATTATCTAAACTACTATCAAAGATTTCGTCAAGTATTAATAAGTTGGTATTTGTACTGTTTTTCATTCTAGCAATATCTCGCCATGTAAATAACAAGGCTAAATCTATTCTCATTTTTTCACCTTCACTAAAATTATTATAGTTAAAGGTATCTCTAAATCTACTTTTTACTGTTTCGTTAAATTCTTCATCTAAGTGAAACGATACAAAGAAGTCCATCTGTTGTAAATACTTATTAATTAAAGTATTCATAATAGGTACATACTTACGAATAATCTGTGCCTTTGCACCTTTGTCGTTTAAGATTTCTCTTAATATATCTACATATGATTTTTCTTCTTGTACATCTGTTAAATGACTTTCTGCCAGACCTAATTCAGCCGACATATCTTCTAATGATTTTTTAATACTTTCTATGTCTTCATCTTTACCAGAGGCCTGTTTCAATTCTAATTCAATCTGTTTACTGTGTGATGTTATGCCTTCAAGTGAAGAATTAATCTTTGCAATCTCCACATTCATTTCGTTTATCTTGTTTGATATTTTTGAGAAGGCTGTTACTTTCTCTTCCTGATTTGAGATTGCTTCTAATAAGTCTGACAACCCCGTTTCTAACTTTGAAATAGTGTTTTCTTCGGACTTGCATTTTTCTCCTTTAAAATGTTCATCAATAGGTTGTGTACAAGTAGGACAAGTATCATTATCTTTAAAGAAATTTAAAGTCTTCTTATGTGATGATAGATTAGTTTCAATCTTTGTTTCTATCTTTTGCAATTCTTTTAACTTACCAACTGTTTTATCTTGGCCAGATAGGTTGTTTTGTGATACTGCTATCTGTTCATTCAATTCTTGTAGTTTTGTTTCAAATTCTATTGATTTTTTGTTATATTCTTCTAGTTTATTCTGTTGTGCCTTCTGGTTGTCTGTTCCTTTAGCCTCCAGTGTCTTTAGATACTTTGCTTCAGTTTCATACTTGGTCTTAATCAGGTCGCACTGGTGACGCACCTCCGTTAACTTTTTTTGGAGGTCTGACTGTTGAGAACGCAAAATCAAGTCCATTAGGCCAAAAACTCTTATGTCTAAGATTTCTTCTACCACTTCTCGTCTATATCGTGGTTTCATCTTCATAAATGGCTCGTAAGATGAGGACCCTAATAGTACCACCTGAATAAATGAACGGTAATTTAGTTTCATAATGTTGGCTTCTAAGTATTTTTGATAGTCAACATTACTGGCGTCCTGATTAATCATATCACCATTCTTGTATATCTCAAATAGATTTGGTTTGATACCTCTTATAATCTTATATTGATTAGTACCAACATCAAACTCTACTTCTACAACACAATCACCATTATTAATGGTGTTTATCATTTGTTCTTTCTTAATAATTCTAAATGGTTTGTTAAATAAAACAAAACACAAGGCATCTAATAGTGTTGATTTACCACTACCATTAGTACCAACAATCAAAGTTGTTTGTGATTTGTTTAACTCAATTTCAATAGGCACATTACCAGTTGATAAAAAGTTTTTATATTTTAACTTTTTAAATACTATCATTCACTAGCCTCAACATATAATTCTTTTGCAAATTCTTTTAACTTATTTTTATCTACATCTGTTTCAATTTGGTCAATATAGTTTCTTAAAAATGTAAGAGTATCTTCACCTTGTTCTAATATATCACCTCTTACAGTAGTATTTAAATCCATACTATCTTCAATGACATTTAATTCGTGTACATTAATCTTATTAAATAATCTATCAACTAAATGATTGTACATATCTTCATTTGTTTTATTAGATACAAATAATTTAATGTGTTTATTACTATATGGTGTTAAATCTAACTTGTCGTAATCTGTTTCTTTGTCGTTGTAAATAATCTTCTCAAACATAGTTAAAGGATTTACAACTCTTTCAATCTCTCTTGTATCTGTATCAAATACATGAAATCCTTTTTGGCATCTATAATCTGACCAAGTCATTTCGTATTGTGTGCCTAAGTAAAAAATACGGCCGTCATCTGATTTTTTATGAAAATGACCAGACAATACTTTTTCAAATTTAATAAACTGGTCTTTATCTAAACCGTGTTCATTAATATGGCCAGCGTGCATTTCAAAACCTTTTACTTCTAAATGACCCATTGCAATAGTAGATGTTGAATGGTCAATAGCGTGAATGCTGTCATCATAATTATCATCACATATCCAAGGTAAGAATAGTATGTTGCAACCATCAAATTCTGTTTCTGTTGCTGTCAAATATACTTTGCAATTCTTACTTAAATTTAAGTTTTGCATAGCATTTACTTCATTTGTATTTTTATAGTAAGTATCGTGGTTACCAATAATGATATGTGTATCAATATCAAGTTCTTCTAATCTATTCCAAAACACCTTTTTAAAATTGTGAGCTGTATTATGGTTAATAAACTTTCGTCTATCAACTACATCTCCTAGGTGTACTAATGTTTTGATATTATTCTCTATCAAATATGGAAAAAACAAGTCATTATAAAACTTGTTCTGATATTCCATAAATGCAGGACTATCGTTACGGACACCAAAATGTGTGTCGTTTAATAACGCAATCTTCACTTACTTTTTCCTTTTAGTTTTAGTTTTCTTATCTTTTGATTTGGTAGGTTCCTCTATTACAGTATTCTTTTGAAGAAACTCAGTAAACTGATTTTTGAATTCTCTATCTTCTCCTGGTTGTAATGTCATATCATCATAATTTGCTTCTTGTATCATTCTTTGTTTAATCGTCATTTGTTTCTTTTCTTTTTGAATTCTACGAATAAACGCATAATAGATAATTTGCGTAAAGTAAGCAAACGGATTGTTTGATGTTTCAGGATTAAAGTTATCTAAGTATTGAAGACAATTTTCAATACCATCAGAAATCATATCATCTCTAAAGGTGTAATTAATAAAGTTAGGTCTATACGATAGATGGTTGGCAATCTTTAGAAAACACTCACCGATATAATCAGTGACAGGTGGTTTCTGTTTGCCAGCTTTCTTCGCCTCTAATACAGAATTTCTATAGGCCGTCATTGCAGCCAAGAAATCCTTGTTATTTACATAATGTTCTTTTTTTGCACTCATAATATCCTCACTATACAGTATTATTTAATTTTTGTCAATGCTGGATTGTTTTTATTCCAGGCTTGACATACTTGCCAATTTGTGTACAATAGCGGTGTCCGCCTTTGATAAGGGTAACTCCTCCTAGTGTAATGTAGGTTCATCATCTTCATCATCATTAAAACTATCAAATATTTCATTTATTTTTTCATTATCGGAATTACTAATTTTTATTCTTTCGGATTGGTCCGCCTTTCTCACTGGATTGATATGATAATTCTGAGAAAGTTGCACCCAACTTCTACTCATTTCGGCAGTAGCGTTGGTCACCGTCATAATTTTATCTTTAGGAATTGTTATAACTTGGTCACCTGTGTAGGCTGCCCATTTTGTTAAGGCAATATAATCTTTAAAACCATCAGGTGTAAACTGTGGAATATATTTAATCTGTAATGGTTTGACTAATCTAAGTAAAGGACCATTCTCAGGAAGTTGTGTATCACCAGTAGGCAAATGACATACAATGTCATCACCATTAACTAACTTTATTATTTTTATGTTATCCGTTATTTGGTGCATTGTTTAACTCCACATTATGGATTTCATAATCAAAATCTTCTTCATTGTAAATATTTATCCTTTCTCGGAAATGAGCTAATGTATAGTTTTCTTTGTCATTGTAAGTCAAATCATCTGATACATCATATAAAGTTGCGTGACTATTGTTATCTTTTAATCGCAACCCACGGCCAATAGATTGCAAGTTTCTAATCCTAGACTTTGAAGGACTTGCAAAAATAATATTGTGTAAGTTACGAATGTTAATGCCAGTAGAAAATGTACCGTAAGACGCAACGATAATAGCGTTATCGGACTTTTCTGTAATTTCTCTAATCTTTTCTCTTTCATCTGTTTCTACTCCACCATAGACAT